TCGTTCCAGTGGGCCATCCGCAAGAACGGGAAGCTTGCTCAGAGATCGGACCGCGACCTGCGAACCGAGGCCAAAGCCCGAGAGAACGGGATGGCGCAAATCGATAAGTTGCTGTCGGGAGTTGGCGAGCGATGACCGCCCCCTAAGCGCCCTCGCTGTCGATGCAGCGGTCGTTAAGCATTTATGGGCCAGCCACGTCATCGCCAATCAAGAAACCAGCACATCCGTCAAGCGCAACGCCGTCCGCACCGCGATCCTGCTGGCGCCGGCGCGGGAGGCTTTAGCGCTTGAAAGTGGCTTCAGGCTGATGCTTCGTGATTATCTTTTGGGCGCTATCCGATCCGCGGCGTAGCGGGTTGAGGCATGCTCGTTGGTTGTTTCAGGGCAGAGCATGTTGGAAGCCAAAGTAATTACTTGTTCGGTTCGGAGAACCGCACGCGAACTTTACGAGATGATCTGGATGCCCGAGACCTTCCCGAAATGGGCGTCAGGTCTCAGCAACGCGCCTCTCAAACGCGAAGGGGCAGCGTGGAGTGCTCAGGGACCGGAAGGGCCTATCAGGATCACGTTTTCGGAGCACAATAGATTCGGCGTGATGGACCACTGGGTTGATCTTGGAGACGGGCGCGTCGTCTACGTGCCCATGCGGGTCATCGCGAACGGAGAAGGCAGCGAGGTAATGCTGACCCTGTTCCGACAGCCAGACATGAGCGATGAGAAACTCGCCGAGGACGAGGCTTGGGTCAGAAGGGATTTAGCGAGCCTCAAGAGGCTTGCGGAGGGTGCGTAGGGAGGACCCAAGTCCCTACCATCAACCGCCCTCGGCGAGGGCGGGAAGCACCGGAGTTCGTCCGCTAGCGACCAGCAAGCCTGAAGCAACCCGGCACTCCCATGCCGTCGGCCCCGCCATCAGCCGGCAGCCGTAATGTTCCTTCCCGAACTTGCGCCCGATCACCTCCCGCCTGAGGCTGCTGAATGGCGGAAAGCCTTCGGTGCCCTACGCCCCACCTCCTCACCGTGCCGCTATCTCGGCGCCACTGCCTGGGCGAACATCCACGAGGCATGCACGGATTTCATCGAGCGCTTCAGCGCCGAAGCCGTGCGCTTAGGCTGGACCGCGCCACAGCTCTTCGGCGTTCACCCCCAGCACGGCACGTTGCGTATCGATTGGTGCGGGGTGATGATTACCGGAGGGAATAAGGCGATCGGTATCGAGCCCAACCGGATCTTGTTCGGCAACGTAAGCGGCTACCGGAACACGCCCTGCGCGCCAACGGGCATTCCGATCTGGGAGTTCGCGGCGCGGGCGCAGAAGGCGTGAGCATGCGCACCATCATCGAGATCGACAACGGCAGCGCCGGGGCCATCAGCGGCAGCGGCAAGGATCTGGCCGACCTTCTGGCCCGCGCGCTCATGACAGGCAGCGACGCGGCCTGGGACAAGCTGTGGCCCTACGGGATCAAGCGCATCGTGGAGCGGCATCCGACCGAGCCGGCGAAGGTCGTTGTCGGAGAACGCACGATCGCGGTCCGGTAGGCCGATGAGCGAAGACACCGAACAATCCGCCGCCGAGATGCGCAGCCTGCTCCGGTTCGCGCAGGGTCTCGGCCTGGACGAGGCGATCGTGCGGCTGATCTACGAGACCGTCTGGTGGGAAGCTTCGGAGTCCGGCGCCAGCGATGACGACCGCATGACCGAGGTGCAGAAGCGGATGCTCGCGGCGGCGCGCGGGGTCTGAAACGAATAAGCCCCGCGCGGCGGGGGCCGGGTAGTGGGTCAGTTTGAAATTTATGGAGGTTGAACCGGCCTTTGAGCGCGCGACCCGGTATGGCATGATTGAGCATGTCTGCACCCACACACCCGTTCGTCGTTGACGTGAGACGGCTTCACCTCGGGGGCCATGCCTTCACGTGGTCCATAAAGCGGCGTGGCGCCGTGATGGACCATTCAAGCGCGCCTTACAGCAGCTTCGAAGCGGCACGTCTTGATATGAAGGCAGCGCTGAATGTGCTGATTGCCTCATGGGAGGCCGGGCGATGACCACACCCGAGCGCCCCGCGATCCCAATCAACTCGCCAAGTTCATTGTGAACGTGGCGACGGAGGAAGGAGAGCCGTCACAGGCCGCCGAGCCGAGGCGGTCGGGCGGGAGGCTGCAGCGGCCGGCGTCGGTGATGACGACCGCATGGCCCAGGTGCGGAAGCGCATGCTGGCTGCGGCGCGTGGTGCCTGAAACGAAAAACCCCGCCGCGGTTAAGCCGGGCGGGGTTTGAAGAGCCTCAGATGAGATCGAGAGCCACGGTCTGCACCACGTTGTCGTTAAGCGCGGGGTGCTGATTGTCGATACGTACCGAGGCCCCCTTGCGCCTCGCCCACCTTATCGCCTCGGCCGTTCGGGTGGATCGTCGATCAATCCACGCCTCATGACGTACAGGCGCGCCATGCCCATAGCGTCGTTGGGTGGGCTTCATGAGTGCTCCAGTTCGTGCGGCGGAGGAGGTCTCATAGGCCTGCGGCTCCGTACGAAACCGTACGATAGTGACGTTCTGGGTGCAATTAGTGACGTCTGGAAGCACAAAAACCCCGCCACGGCTGAGCCGGGCGGGGCAAGTCTTGGGGAGGAACCAGAGGTTCGCTGACCAGGCAACCGGCTTGCGCGACTGTTGTTCAGGCTCTGTCCGAAACCGCACAAAGAACCCCGCGCCGGCTAAGCCGGGCGGGGCGAGTCGATATGCAGAACGCCCGCTGGAGGGCAGGCATGAGGTAGACGGGCGGCGGCTGGTGGATAGTCCGGCGGCTTCGGCGCTCCCGCTCCCCGCTCCGCGCACGGCGACCGCACTACCTCCTCTGGGTCTCTCGCGCGAAGCCGGAAACGCGACACAGGTGAGCGTCAGCGCCGCGAGCAGGAGCACACGGGTTATGGTCGTAATCCTGATGGTAGAGATGCGCGGCGGACCCGGCCGGCTCGGGACTTCGCCCCGGTCAAACTTGAGGGTGCGACTTGCGCGCCCTTGGTGTGAGGCGCACGAATGACCGCGTCTGCAGGGCCTTATCGACTCACCGGGCCCGCGGACGGCGGATCGGTGCGCAGGGGGGGCTTCAGCACCGGCCCGCTACTTTCGGGGCCCGCTTGCGCCTGGCCAGCCTAGGACCTCGATCGAGGTAAACCGCCCGCGCTGCTTGAGTGCGCCCTGATGGCGCCCCACGGTTCGCTGTCGTTGAGCCGCGGTCTCCGCCCGACACCCGCGGCAGACGGCCGGCGGGTCGGTACAGGCTCCCCTCTTCAGTGCCGGCCCGCTGCTCTACGCTTCACTCACGCCCGAGCGCGCCCCGGTAATCGTCGTCGGCAGTTTGAGCACCACACAGCGATGGGGCATGAGGGCCCCGCCGTCCTGTTGATCGCTGGTCAAGGTCTTAGGCCGGCGGCTAGCGAGCCGGGGCGATCCTCCTCAGGTGGGCCGGCCCTCAGTTCTCTGGCCTTGCGCATGCCCAAACGCCATCAATGCCGCGTCGGCGCAACCTCCGTGAACGTCCTGATGCCATCCCTCGGATGCAACGCTCGAAGGCATCATAGGCCTCAACGTCTGTGTCGAAGGCCCCTTTCCAGACGGTCGAGCCATCCTCGTGGTCGACTACCTCCAGCGTCCAGCCTTCATCGGTGCCAGCGAACCGATAGATGTGGACTTGCACTGTCACGCCGTCTCGCGTCACCCGGCCGGATAGCGGAGAGAACTCAAGCTCGCGATCTGGGATGGTCATGGCTGCCCCTGCTCGCTCGCCGGGCGTCCAGTCGATCTTGGGCTGCTGCGACAGGATCCGCTCGAAGTAGTTGGCGACGGCCTGCGGGTCATCCGAGTGCATCATAGCGACAGGATGCGCGAGGTAGGCTCGGGCCAGATCGAGCGGGATCTCGCCACCCTGGAGCGCGCCAAGCACCGCGTCGATGAAGGCGTCGTTGGCCTCGTTGAAGTCGCTCGACAGCTTCTTGCGATCGTTCAGAGCCTTGATCGGCATCGTGCACCAGGTCCGCTCGCAATTGGGTACGTGGCACTCCGGCACCCAGGGTACGGCGCCCTCCCTTGGGGCATGGCCTTTGAGACCAAACGCGCGAACCGACTAAATAACGCGCGTTCGGCTGCTACCGAAGTCAGAGGCGTCCGATCGCGAAGCGGAGCATATTCGGCAGCCTAGACACGTCGTCCCTGCCCTCACGGACGATGCGAATGATCCGCGCAGCTGCCGACACGACGGCCTGCGCCTTGTGTGGCTCGGCATAGCCCGTGCGATCTCCAAATTTGCCGCCGGTCAGAGCGCTGATGAGTGCCGCGAACTCCAAGCGGAGCGGATCGCGCCTAGCTTCGGGCAGGTCGCGCGCCATGCGCGCAAGATCGAGTTGCAGGATCGTTTGCGCCCCTCGCAGCTGGATCTCGTGCTTAAGGATGGCGGCGACATGCTCTTTCGCATCGTCGGAACTATCAGCCGGGAGCGTCGCATCCGGGTCGGCTTCACCTAGGAGCCAGTAGTCGAGCCCGAGCCCGGCAACCTCCTCAATGAATTTCGCGAAGGTGTCGCAGCGCGCGGAAAGCTGATCGAGCCGCAGCTTCAACCACATCACGCCCAGCGGGATGGCCGCGCCGCCGAGCCCGGCAGCGAACGACCATGCAGTGCCGGCCAGCGTGAGGCCTTGGGCCTGGTCCGGCATCGTGCCGTCAGCGTCCCTTTGCGTTCCGCTTATCCTGATCGCGCATGTACTGGTAGGCGAGATCCCGGAAGACCTCGAACTCACCGGTTGCTCGGATTTCCAGGCGCTCGGCTGCTTCCTCGAACGTGTCGTAGAGACCGCGCAGTAGGCCACCGAACGACTCTTCCAGGAAGGAGCCGATGTAGGTGTCTACGCCATCGAGGTTCACGACGAGCTTCGTGTACTCGCCCGGCATCTGGCGCAAAGCCGGCTCGAGCACCTCGGTGCGAAACTGGACGCCGTTGAACGGACCGTTGCGCTTAGTTCGGCCGCCCGGCGTCCGGGTGAAATCGGACGCCACGTTGATCGTACGCACGCGGTCCCGGCTCATCTGCGCGACGCTCATGGAACGACCTCCGACGGCGATCTCCGGCATTACAGGTCGACGATCCACTCCACGAAGGTGCCATGCAGGGGCACACTCCGCGTCCGGTACTCGTCCTTCCGTCCCGTACATGCCACAAATTCCCCGTTCCTGCTTACAATTCGTAAACGGCCGCTTCGCTCATTCCTGATGTAGTCGCGCATCAAGCCCAAGCCACGTCCGCGATGATCCAGCCCGGTACCGGAAACGCCGGATCGAACCGCCGCAGCGATCGCGTGCCCATCCAACGATCTGTCATCGGGATCGTATCCGCGCCTCGTCAATGTCTGCACGATCCGTCGCACGCGTTCGAACCGACGTCCGTAAGGGATCGCACGCGGAATCGTTACCCCCTGATCATAGACGGCGAATGTCAGACGCCGTGCATCGAGATCAACCGCCCCCGTGATCCACCAGCGGCCCACGTTCGGAAAATCGGTCGGCAGGTTGTCCGGATAGGCGTGGTCGCTCGTGTTGTTCAGTGCCTCGCCAATCGCTTGCAGGAAGGTCCTGAACTCCTTCAGTGGGTCCTGGCCTACCCCGATGATTGCGGCTGAGGCCGCGAGTTCGATGACCTCGATCAGCGTGTGGGAGGCGACTGCCATGTTGACGTTGGTGTCAGACCTAAACCGGACGATTGTGCGCATCTCGTCAGGCCGCACGGGAGGCGCTTCGATACCCAGCAAGTCGAAGAACCCGAGACTTCGCAGGAGATCGCGCGGCTGAGCCTGCCAGTCGTCGACGTTGATCGCATACATCTGGGCTGCTCCGTAGAGCATGCGAACGCGGTCATATTCGGCCGCGAGTACGAGCGCCGCGCCTGGGGTGATCTCTTCGAGCGAAGCAAAATCGTGCCAGCCGACCGGAGTGCGTCGCGATCGGATCCGATTCCGGTTCTCGGCATAGACCTGACAAAGCTTCGTCGTCGCACGCTCGATGAAGGCTGCTGTCTCCTCGAAATTCCGATCGAAGCACAGCAAGGCAGGCACCGGATCGGGCTTGGCCGAGACCCAGATTTTGCGCCTCGTCCCATCGCGGTAGCCGACTGCCCGCTTGATCTGATGACCCGTGCGCCGTTCGTGACGCCGGTCCTTCTCGACGATCCGCCTAAGGTGCGCGCGCCGCGCATGCCGCGCGAGCCAGACTTTGTGTGAGAACGACAGCTTCTTCATGCGGTCCGCGCCGAGGGCGCCCCCCGCGCGCGCGCGAGCCCTCACAAAAGCACGAAACCCCGCCGCCTTGCCGGGCGCGGGGTGTTCGTGTCATGCTGTCGATGGAGCCTGAGAACTCCCGAACCGGACCCTGCCAGGGGTTGGCGGTTCAGCCTGTGACGGAAGCCTAACACCTTGCCGGGTGATCGGCCCCGTAATGAACGTGCTCACCTCCCGGTGAGCGCGACCGGCTCACTATGCCGGGAGTGCGGCGATACGGTCAAGCAGAAACGCTCGGCCGCGATACAACAGCCCTTCGGGGTAAAGATCGCCGCGCACGTTCTCACAGGCGTGTTCTCAGCCTCCCGGCGCCAGCGCCGTTCGCTGGCATGGCCGAAAGCCCCTGAGAAGGCTTGAGGCCCCGGCCCTGAGAAGCCGGTCCGAACCTGTGAGCACCATTCCAATGGGTTTCCACTACATCCCGAAGCCGCCGCGCATCGTTGCGCTGGGCGGACCCGTGACGGCTGCGATCCGCGCCATGCGCGCCGACGAGCCGGCCACCGACTATGCCCGCATCCGCGAGCTGCGTCGCGCCATCGCCGATCGGATCGAGGCGGACATCGCCTTGCTCGACGCGCTGGACCCCTTCGCCGACGAGCGCGAGGCGGACCAAGTCATCCACGAACTCGACGCACTGGGCCAGATTTGCGCGGTCGGCCGCAGCGCCGACGACGAGGGCACCGACGACAACGGCCTTGCTGACCATGGCGGCGAGCACGAGCAGCGCTACCGCGACGTTCTGGTGGCCCTGTGAGCGCCGCCGCCTCCCGCCGCGGCTTCCTCCGCAGCCTCGCCTCGCTTCCGCTCATCGGCGGCGGCGTGGCACTCATCGGCAGCCCGACCGGCGTTGCTGCATCACCGTCCCGCGACCTGCTTGCACGGTATTCGGAGTGGCTGCGCATCGAGCGCGACATTCTGCATCGCGAGATGTTCCCGGACGTTGATCCGGCCGTCGCGCGCGTCATGAGTGAGGGCGGCGCGCACGCGTCGGTCGTGCAGTTCTTCGTGCCGGATGGCGCTCGTGGCTGGCGGGACGCCCCCCAGCCTTCGACCCGCGCCGCTCTCGTGCTGAGCGCGGTCGGGTGCGATTGGCGGGAGGGTGGACGATGCGCGTGATCCTCGCCTTCCTCGCCCTAGCGCAGATCCGGTGGGCCGCGCTCGACCTCGCCCGATCGGCCTACCTCACGGATGAAGCCTACCACCGCGCAGAGGAGCGCAAGCGTCTGGCTGGCGACCTGATGGCGCGGGCGCACGCCTGCCGCTGATACCCTGGCCCGGCCGCTGAGGCAGTCCCTCGCCACAGCCCGTGGCGAACCACCTGCCCGGCCGGGCCTCACGACCGCCGACCGCGCAATCCCGTGCGGTCGGCATTTTCGCTCCTCTGCGGGGCGAAATTCGTGAGGGCACCATGTCGAAACTCGTCACCATCACCTTCCACGACGACACCCTTTTCGCCGTAGAGGACGGCGAAACCGTCTTCGTCGCGATCAAACCCATCTGCGACACGCTCGGCATCAGCGCCGACCGCCAGCGCGACCGCATCCGACGCGACCTGATCCTGAACGAAGGGGCGACCATCATGGGCGTACCTTCGGCCGGCGGGGAGCAGGAGACGTTCTGTCTCCGGCTCGACCTGCTGCAGGGATGGCTGTTCGGCATCGACGCCAGCCGGGTGAAGCCCGAGGCTCGCGATCGCGTGCTTGCCTACAAGCGCGAGTGCTTCGCTGTCCTGTTCCGGCACTTCTACGGTGAGCGCGCCACCGTGGCGCGGCTCGAGCCGGCCGAGCCCGCCCGCGAGGAGCCGGTGCCCGTCCGGCGCTCCCTCGTCACCGAGGCTCGGCAGACCTTCGGCACCCGTGCTGCCGGCAGCCTCTGGCTCGCCCTGGGCCTACCCGTCGTCCCCGAGATGCGTGAGGGCCGGCGCCAGAGCGAATTCGGCTTCACCTACGAAGCCCTTCCCACCACCACAGAGAGGAGCGCCTGACTATGGCGAGCGTACGAAAGCGGCAGTATCCAGACGGCACCAGCAAATGGGTTGTCGACTACAAAGATGCAGCCGGTCAGCGGTGCCACAAGACGTTCACGCTGAAGAAGCAGGCCGACGCCTTCAAAAACAAGGTCGTGCAGGAGATCGAGGAAGGTGTTCACGTCTCCGGACGCGACACTCTCACTGTGGCCGCGCTCGCCGAGGCCTTCCTGCTCCACATTCGTGCTCGCGTGGACGACGGGCGACTGCTCAACGGCCGGGCTCGCAACATCGAGTCGGCGCTGCGCAACACTATCCTCCCGCGGATCGGTCGCCGGATCGCGTCTGAGCTGACGCATGCCGAGATCATGGCCTGCTATGAGGAGCCTGTCCGAACCGGGCTGCTGCTGCCGCGCACGGCCCGTGACCGCATCGTGGTGCTCAAGCAGCTCCAGGACTTCGCCCGCAAGCACGGCCACATGAAAACGAAGCCGGTGGACGAGGTGCTGGATGAACTGAAGGGCATCAAGGACCGGAAGGTGCGAGCCTTCACCGTCGAGCAGGTCAAAACGCTGCTGAAGGCGACCGAACAGCGGCCTAAAAACTGGGAGCAGCGCACCTCAGACCTACGCCGGATCATCGTTCATCTCGCCGCGGTGTGCGGGCTGCGCTACGGCGAGATTGCCGGCCTCGCCGTCGAGAACATCGACCTCGACCGGGGCGTGCTCCGCATCCGCCACAGCTTCTCCAAGCACGACGGCATCAAGGGGCCGAAGACTGCCGCAGGCGTGCGGGACTTCCCCCTACCGGCGCAGATTGGCGCGATGATCGTGGCTTACCTGCGCGACCATCACCGGCCGAATCCGCACGGGCTGCTAGTCGCCACGCGCGGCGGCTCACCGCTCTCGGCCACGCACTTCCACGAGACGATGTGGCAGCCGCTTCTCCGGCAGGTCGGGATGGAGCACCCGGAAGACCGTTTTCACTTCCACGCGCTGCGCCACTTCGCGGCCAGCATGCTCGCGGCATCGGGTGTGCCCCTGACCGACATTCCCGAGATGATGGGGCACAGCCACCTCGACACGACCCTAAAGACCTACTGTCACGCGATGCTCACAGACGACGCCAGGGCGGTCCGCCTACAGGCGGTCATGGCTCGGATCTCGGCGCCGCTGTTGCAAATCGAGGGTACTGGCTGCAACGCCTAAGCAACGGCGTGCGCTAAGTGTCTGAAAAATAACACGGCTTATCACCATCTCGTCGTCTACCAGCTGTGCCGGCCTGTATGGCGCCGCTGGGTCGATCTCGCCCTTCTCTCCGGTGCGCTGAAGCTGCCCGCCGGCATGCGCCGCGAGGACGTCTACGCGGTCAACTGGATCCCGCAGGCGTGGCCGTACATCCACCCCGTGCAGGACGTCGAGAGCAAGACGAAGGAGATCCAGGCGGGTTTCTCCTCGCGCAGCCGGAAGGTTGCCGAGGGGGGCTACGACGCCGAGGAGATCGACGCCGAGAACGCGGCCGACAACCAGCGCGCCGACGAGCTTCGCCTTGCCTACACCAGCGACGGGCGCAGCGCGGTGGACCCCGCGCCGGCTGAGCCGCCCGACGAAGACCCCACACCGGACACCTGACAGGAGCCGCCATGACCGTGTTGGTCAATGGGACCGAGATCGTGCTCTCCGGCACGGTCGGCGATCTCTATTGGGACGAGTGCTTCACCGCCTCGGACGTCATCCTTGCGTTGGCCCAGGTCGGGCGCGGGCAGGACGTCACCATTCGCCTCAACAGCGGCGGCGGCATCGCCACCGAAGGCGCAGCGATCCACTCCGCCATCGCCGCCCACGGTGGCCGCAAGACCATCGTCGTCGAGGGCATCGCCGCGTCGGCTGCCTCCGTCATCGCGATGGCCGGCGACGACGTGGTGATGTCGCCCGGTGCGCTGATGATGGTGCACGACCCGTCGGGCTTCACCTTCGGCACGGTCGACGACCACGAGAAGCAGATCACGGCACTGACCGCGCTCGCGACCGCGATGGCAGGCATCTACGCCGAGAAGACCGGCAAGAGCGTCGACGAGGTTCGCGCCGACATGCGCGCCGAGATCTGGATGACACCCGAGGAGGCTGTCTCCGGTGGCTACGCCGACCGTGTGCTGACCCGCGCTGCCGCGAACGACCCGGGGCCGCAGCCGACGGCCTTCGACTACCGCCTTTTCGAACATCCGCCGGAGCGCTTGGTCGCCCTGTCGGATCGGCGTGCGTGGACCAACCGCGCCCGCTCCACCGCGGCGGCGCCCGCCGCCCCACCCCGCCAGCAGGAGAAACCGATGGCGAACGACAAGGCGGGCAGCGAGCCCGCAACCATCACCTTCACCCAGGCGCAGATGGACGAGGCTGTCAGCCGAGCGACCGCGACCAGCGTCCCGCGCTCCGACGCCTCCGCCATCGCCAAGGCGTGTGTCGACGGCGGCGTGCCGGCCATGGCCGCAAGCCTGCTGGCCGAGGGCGTCAGCCTCGCCGAGGCGAAGACCCGCATCGGCGCCGCCGGGGAGGTCAAGAACCTCGTGGCGTTGGCTCGCCGGAAGGATCCGAACATCCCCGAGGATCTGGCGGCGACCATGCTCGCCGATGGCAAGACCGTGGAGCAGGCGCGCGCCGCGCTCTTCGACAAGCTCGTGGCGGCCGAGGAGCAGACCTCGATCTCCAGTCACGTACCCGCAGACGGCAAGCCGAAGGCGGACGACGCCAAGTCGGTCGATCTGACCGCTGACATGAAGCGCCGCCACGGCGTGCAGGCCTGAGGAGGTTCGAGCGATGGCACCCGTCACCCTTTCTTGGAAGACCGACGCCGACGTCGTGAAGACCGAAGGTCGGAACCGCATCAGTCGCGACGAGGGCGTGCTCGCCACCGGCAGCGGCATCCTGCGCCCGGGCGTCGTGCTCGGCCGCATCACGGCATCCAGCAAGCTCGTCCCGCTCGCTCCGGCGGCCAGCGACGGCTCGCAGAGCGCCGCCGCCGTGCTCCTTGAGAACGTCGACGCGACGTCCGCCGATCAGCGCGTCGTCATCCTCGCCCGCCACGCCGAGGTGGTGCTCCAGGCTCTGGAGTGGCCCGCCGGCATCAATGCAACCCAGCAGGCGGCTGCCCTGGCCGCACTCGAAGCCAAGGGCGTCGTCGCCCGTATGGGGGTTTGAACTATGGCAACGCCTCTCGATCTTCTCCGCGCCCCGGCGTTCGCCGCCGACCGGCTCACCGAGAGCATCAACATCCCGCCCTACGTGACCGGCCGGCCCGCGCAGCTCGGCATCTTCCGGGACACGCCGATCAACACGACCTACGTGAAGGCCAGCATCACCGAGGGCGAGATCACCATCATCCCGTCGCGCGAGCGCGGCGGCCCTGCCAACAAGAACATGCGGGAGGATCTGCAGGAGGTGCAGTTCGGCATCCCGCACTTCCCGCTCGACGATGCGATCACGCCCTCAGACCTGCAGAACCTGCTGGTCTACGGCAGCGCCTACGTCTTCCAGACGCTCGGCAACGTGTTCAACAACAAGCTCGAAGCGATCCGCACCAAGCATGACGCGACGCACTCCCATCTCGATTGGGGAGCGCTGAACGGCCTCGTGCTGGACGCCTCGGGCCGCACGCTGCTGAACCTGTTCACCACCTTCGACATCACGCAGACGGTGGTGTCGTTCGCCCTCGGCACGGCCTCGACCGACGTGGCGGCGAAGAACCGGGAGGTGAAATCGGCGATCCGCAAGGCGCTGCGGGGCACCGGCGCAACTGGCGTCCGGGTGCTGGCGGGTACGGGCTTCTTCGACAAGTACGTCGGCCATGCCAGCGTCAAGGAGGGCCTGAAGTACTACGCCGGCGCCACCCCGAACCCGTCTCGCGACGACGTCAACGACGCCTTCAACTTCGCAGGCGTCACCATCGAGCGCGTCGACGAGGATTTCCGCTACCGGCTACCGGACGGCACCTTCGCCACCCGCGAGGCCGTGGCGGAGAACGAGGCGATCGCGATCCCGCTCGGGACGCTGTTCTTCAAGCGCTACATCGCGCCGCCCGACACGATCCAGGACGCGAACGTGCCGCCCTCCACCAAGGTGTTCGTCTCCACCGACGAGCTGCCCCACGGGAAGGGCCTCGACCTGCACACCGAGTCCAACGTGCTGCCGGTCTGCCTGCGCCCCGATCTCATCGTGAAGCTCACCACCAACTGAGGAGGACGCCAGCATGTACGTTCGCATGAACCGGGCGTTCTCCTTCAAGGACGAGAACGGCACGAAGATCACCGCGCCTCGCGGCTGGGTCGGCGACCTGCCCGACAAAGCCGCGAAGGAGGCCGTCAGCGGCGGGTACGCCGTCGATGGCAACCAGCGGTCGGCCACAACCGTCGAGGCGCAGGTCCCGGCGGACGGCTTCGACGCCATGACCAAGTCCGAGTTGGAAGCTCTGGCGAAGGAGCGCGGCCTCGACGTCTCGGCGGCCAAAACCAAGGCCGACCTGATCGAGGCGCTGCGCAAGGCGTGAACGCCTTCACCATCATGGTCGACGCTCAGTTCGAGGATCCGAACCTCGGACTGGATGCGATCTGGCGCGCGGGCGGTGCCGAGACCGGCCTGCCCGTGCGCGTTCGTCGGCGCTCGCCCGAGGCGATCATTGGCGCGGCGGGCAATCAGTTCGACCTCGACGCCATGCTGATCGACGTGCGCCTCTCCGAGGTGGCGGAGCCGGCCGAGCAGGATGAGATCGACCTCCTCGATGAGGATGGCGCGGTCACTGAGACCGTGCAGGTGATCGGCCTCGCGCGGATCGACGCACGCCGACTGGTGCGCACCTGCGAGGTGGCGCCGGTGCTGCCGGACGAGCCCGCCGAGGACGACGAGCCGTGAGGTTCAGTGCCACCGTCGCCGATCCGCGGGTGGCGCTACAGGGCACCGAGAAGCAGGTCGCGCGCTCGGTCACAGCCGGCATGCGCGAGATCACCGAGGGCCTGAAGGAGGATCTGCGCGCCGATGTGCGCGAGTCCGGCCTCGGCCAGCGCCTCGCCAACACATGGCGCGGCCAGACATTCCCGCGGACAGGCGAGAGCGCAGAGGCTGCGGCCTACGTCTCCAGCAACGCCCCGAAGCTCATCGACGCCTTCGACCGCGGCGTCACCATCACCGCGCAGGGCCGCAAGTACCTTGCGATCCCAACCCCGGATGCCGGCGTGCGGCAGATCTCACGGCGCCGCTCCAAGGGCTCGACCGGCAACACGCTGTCGCCCGCGTCCTGGGAGCGCGAAACCGGGATCAAGCTACGCTTCGTGCCGAGCAAGTCCGGCGGCGTGCTGGTAGCCGACGCATTCTACCGGCGGCAGGCGGCCCGCTACCAGGGCCGCAAGTCCTTCCGCGCGATCAAGGAGGCCGGGCCTGACAAAGGCCGGTCCTTCGTCGTGATCTTCGTGCTGGTGCGGCAGGTGAAGCTGCGCAAGCGGCTGGACATCGCCACGACCGCCAAACGCTGGGCCGATCGTGTGCCGGGCGCCATAGCCGCACATTGGGTGGCCTGATGCCGAGCAAGCGCGAGCAGGTGATCGAGGCCGTGGCTGCCTTGGTGAAAGCGGCCCTGCCGAAGGCGGCCCACTACCGCAACGAGGTCAAGCAGCGGGCCATCCCGGCCAACGGGTACGTCAACGTCGATGACGGCGACCCGGGCGAACCCGAGGTGACGCTGAACCCGACGACGTGGATCTACGAGCACGAGTTGCCCGTCGAGGTTGCGGCCAACGCCACTCGAACCGTCACCGCCGAGGCCCGCCTCGACACCATGCTGCAAGCTATCGGCGCCGCTGTCGCAGCCGACCGGACCCTCGGCGGCCTCTGCGACTACCTGCAGGTCGGCGCCGCCAGCACCGAGCCCCTGACTGCCGAAGGCGCGCCGGTCTCCCGCCTCGCCGTCGTCGCCATCGTCGCCGTCTACGGCACGACCGACCCCCTGAACTGAACCACCCCGCCAGGAGAGAGACCCATGGCAAGAGCCCGCGGCGCGAACGCCATCATGGCGGCATCGTTCGAGTCCACCTACGGCACCCCGCCCAGCACCGGATACCGGAAGCTGCCCTTCGTCTCGTCGAACCTCGGCGAGGAGCAGGGGCTCATCCCGTCCGACTTGCTCGGCTACGGTCGCGAGGCCCTGCCGCCCTCGCGCGACGTCATCAACAACGACGGCGACGTCGTCGTGCCGATCGACCTGCGCAACTTCGGCAACTGGCTGAAGCTGTTCATGGGCCAGCCGGTCACCACCGCCATCACCGACGGCCAGCAGCACGTCTTCTCCTCGGGCGCCACCAACCTGCCGTCTATGACGGTCGAGGTCGGCCTGCCGGAGGTGCCGAGCTACGGCCAGAACTTCGGCGTCCGCGGCAACACCATGCGCGTGCAGATGCAGCGCTCCGGTCTGCTCACCGCGACGCTCGGACTGATCGCGCAGGGCGAGAACAAGTTGTCCGCCACCGGCGCCGGCACGCCGGCCGAGGCGTCGATCGAGCGGTTTTCACCGTTCCAGGGCGCCGTTACCCGCGCGGGCGTGGCGCTCGCCTCCGTCACCTCGGCCGACTTCACCTACAGCAACGGGCTGGAGAAGGTGGAGACGATCCGCGGCGACGGCCGGATCGAGGACGCCGACCCGGGCATGGTGATGATGTCCGGGTCGATCACGACCCGCTTCCGCGACACTACCCTGCTCGACCAGGCGACAGCCGGCGATCCGGTCGCGCTCACCTTCGGCTGGGTTACCGATGCCGACCGCTCGCTCGTGTTCGAGGTTCCGGCCGTCTACCTGCCGCGCGCCAAGACCCCGGTGACGGGCCCGAACGGCGTGCAGGCCACCTTCAACTGGCAGGCGGCCAAGGACAGCGTGTCCGGCAAGACCGTCATCGCCACCCTGCGCAACAACGTGACGACGTACTGAGGCGGGGCGAAGTTAGTTGATTGGATCGCTGTTGCGTGGCGGCTTCAGCGTCCGGGCCAAGACAGGACTGTGAATCATTGGGGCGGTCGTCGGTCCAGCACGCTCGCTGCATTCGTGCCGAGCGCTGTCGGCTGCAACTGAAAAACCTGACCCGCCCGTGCAGTGGGCAATCCTAACTGAGGCCGCGGCAGTAGCTCGACAGGAGCAGATAAAGACGCCATGCTGCAGATTATGGTCGAGAAGCCGCCAGCCCCAGGTATCCTAAAGATCGAGTTGAAAAATACTCGGCCAGTAGATCTTATAGATCTAGCCGTAAGTCTGCGCGCTCTTGGCGAGGCGTACTCTGATTGGGCTGAAGACGAAGGCTTGGATATCCAGCCTCAGAACTTGAAGCTTTATATCCACGAACTGAGGACCGGAAGCATCATCGCGGAGCTTGCTCCGTGGATGGAGCAGGCGAGCCTTATCCTCGACCACGCTAAAACGGTCAGCCCATTCCTCGCGGCCTTGCAGGGGGCGATCAGATACTTCCTCGGGCGTAAGAAGGAAGGGGATAAAGAAAAGCCGCCGAGTCGCGAACTAGCACAGCACATTCACGCCGTCATGGAGCCGGTTGCGAAAGACGGCGGGTCGCAAATTTTCTTCGATGTTGTCGGTGATGTGCACATTCACCAGTATTACACATCTCAGGAAGCGAACGCGATCCAGAACAGTGTCAAGCGATATCTTGGCAACGCGAAGCTGCCCGCCAATGAGCGGCGCACCGACGAGATCATGACCCTGCAGCAGGTCCGCTTCGACGGCAGCTTGCGCACCGGTGATCGAGGTGTGATCGAGACGGTTTCTCAGAAGCCGGTCAAAGTCGTTTTCGCAACGCCCGAGGCTAAGCGGCGCATTCTCGACGAGCCCAAGAACCCCGGCCAGATGGCCTTTCTCGTCGATGTCGAGGTTCGGGCGATTGAGGGAAAGCCAGCGCTCTACCGAGTGCTGGAGGTCAAGGACAGCTTCGAGCGGCCCTAAACGGATGGTGTGGCGCGAGGATCGGGCAGAGCACCGGTCTACCGGAAATGGGGCTGCAAGAGATTAGGGCTTGCCGGTGGTCCGCTGGATGCAGCGGATCTCCGGCGGGTTGAGGAACATGGGGCGTTCGGTCCGGAGGTCGCCCTCGTTCAGTGCAATCAGCATGGAACCGAATTCCTTGCGGGCTGCCTCGCAGGTTTCCTTGTTCGGAAAATCGACGCTGCCGGAAGTCAGACCGCCGGTGGTCGTCATGAAGAGCCAAAGCATCACGTAGGGCATGGTGGCAAACAGCACGCCGATGCCCCTTCGATCAAGCCACACCCCCAGAAGGATCTCCGCATGCTCAGGCTGCCGCAGTCGCCTGCCGAGCCGTCATGGCTCGACCTAATTCCAGGCGTCCGTGTTCACGTGCGTCCTGCGACGCCCGCCGCAATGATCGCCGCCCGTGCTGAGGCGGGGCAGGCGTTTCGCCCCGAATACGCGCCCGAAACTGAAGACGCCCCAGACAATCGACGCTGGAACGCGGCCGAGCGTCTGGTTCGGGCTCTGGCCCGGTTCGCGATCTTCGAATGGGAGGGGGTCGGCGACTTTGAAGGGCAGGCGGTGCCAGTAACGCCCGCGAATATCGACAGCCTAATGGGGGTTTGCAGGGCGCACGAGGCCTTCGATCGCCTCTACGTCATGCCGATCCTGACCGAGGGCGAGGAAAAAAACGGCTGATTGCCCTCGCCAAGTGGCACTTCGGCGGGGGCGCCGACTACTGCCGCGCCTGCGAGGACGTCTGCGAAGGCTGTCCCTACACCGACCATGCGCCACAGACCGCGGCCGGCCACGTGGCCTGGGCGGTTGTTGAGCGCTGCGGCGGACAAGTCCGAACACACCGCGGCGGGGTCTACGGCCTCGACTTCACGGCCGTGCTGCTGATGGCCGAGGCGATGGGCGCCGGCACCGGCCTGCTCGCCGAGATCCTGCCCATGGTCGAGCCAATCATCGTAAGCGCCTACAGGGAGGGCGGTGAAAATGCCGACTAACATCGCCATCCGCATCCAGGCCGAGGGCGGCGCTGAACTCAAGCGCACCTTCGACGAGGCGGGTCGAGCCGGTCAGGAAGCGTTCCGGCAAGTTGGCACGGCGGCCGATCAGGCCAGCGCTGCAACGGACCGCCTGACGCAGAAGGCGCGGGATGCGGCCACCGTCGCCCAACGCACAGCGTCAACCTCCTCCTCGGGCCAGCCGACCGCTAGCGCTGCTACGATGCGCGAGGTCGAGCGCGTCCGGTCGCGGCTTGATGAGGACTACCGCAACGCGCGGCAGCTCGACCGTGACCTCGGCGTGATCGAGCGCGGCACGGCCTCCGGCAGTCTGTCGGCAGACTATGCAGCACGGCTGCGCGGGTTGGCTGAGACACGCTACGGCGGGCCCGGCAACGACAACAGCCCAACGCGGCGCGGCCTCGACAGCAACCAGCGCCGAGACCTGATGTACCAGGGCGGTGATGTGGTGGCCTCGCTCGGCTCGGGCGCGGGCCTCGGCACGGTCGCGTTTCAACAGGGGCCGCAGATAGTTCAGGGACTTGCGGCCGGCGAAGGTGGCCTTTCCGGCGGCCTGAAGGCCCTCGGCGAGAGCGCCATGTCCCTTGTCACGCCTTTCAATTTGGCTGCCGCGGCGGCGGTCGGCGCGGGCGCAGCGTTCGCCCTCGCGGCCACGCAAGCCTCGTCGGATCAGTCCGCGCTTGAGAAGGCGGTGCAGGGTATCGGCCGCGCGACCGGCGCAACGGCGGGGCAGCTCGACCTTCTGTCCCGCAGCGCAGCCGAGTCCGGCAAGATCAGCACCTCGTCGGCGCGCGAATTAGCGGCGAGCTACACCTCGACCGGGCAGCTTGCGGTGCCGGTCATAGAGCAATTGACACGGCTGACCTCGGATTATGCTCGCCTGACAAGTCAGGAGCTGCCGGCGGCAGGTGCCGAGCTTGCCCGGTTCTTCGCTGAGCCGGCCCGTGGCGCTGAAGACCTCGCCGCTCGCATTGGTGGCCTCGACGACAGGACGTTGCAGTTCGTTCGTTCTCTGGAGGTTCAGGGCGATCGGACGGCTGCTCAGACCGCGCTAGCGGAAGCTCTCAAGGCCACGATTGACGCAAACGCGGCAGCGACGACCGGATGGGCAGCGGCGTGGAATACCGTGTCGGGCGCAGCGGATAAGGCTTGGGAGAGCATCAAGCGCGCTGCGGGGTCGGCGACCGGACTGGCACCCGAGAGCGCGCAGGCTGCCCTGGACCGCTACAACAAGCGCATAGAGGGCACTAATCGCACACGTGCCGGTCTCGGCCTTGGCCCGCTTGAGATCGGCCAGAGCGACATGCGCCAGCGCGACGCCGCCGCGATCGTCGCGGACACGGAGGCGCGTGAGGCGCGCGCGAAAGCCGCAGAAGAGGCAGCTGTTCGAGCCTCGAAAGTTGCAGGTGAGGCGGCTCGTGCGCTCGACCCGCAGCGTAAGGCCTACGATGACCTCATCTCGAAGCGGAACGAGCTGAACGAGGCCCTGAACAACCCGCTGGCTCGAAGCAGGCTCGCCAACGTCGATGAGGTGCGTGAGGCGGCTTCCGCCTATGACCGCGCCGTCCTGACGATGGTGGATGCCAACGGCCGGCTGGTCACCAGCGCCGAGCGCTCGCGGCAGGCGGACCAGCTTCGCGCCGACGCGCTGAAGGCGAACACGGCTGAGGAAAAGGCCGCGGTTGCTGAGCGGCAGAAGGCCTTCGATCTAGCCGGCAAGGCCCTGACGCCGCTGAATGCCGGCGCCGAGATCAGCCGGGCCGGCATGCTCGCCCGCATTGAAGCCGACTCGAAGAAGAGCGGCGGAGGTAGCTCCGACGCAGAGAAGCGCGACGACTTCGACCGGGCCCTGCGTTCGGCCGAGGACCGGACCCGCCGCCTCGAGGAGCAGGGTGCGACCTACGGCATGGGGGCCGAGGCGATCGAGCGGTTCCGGGTGCAGCAGGAACTGCTGACCGCTGCCCAGCGCGCCGGGCGAGACGTCACGCCCGAGCTGACGCGCCAGATTGAGGACTATGCGAACAAGGCAGGCGACGCTGCCAAGCGGAACGAGGAGGCGCGCGAGAGCCTGCGCGACGTGGACAACCTCCGCGGTGCCGGCTCCGATGGTGTCCGGTCCCTGGTGCGGGATCTGGGCGACGCCCGGAGCGGCGCGGACATCCTTGGGAATGCTCTGGGCCGTGTGAAGCAGCGGGTACTCGACCTCGCGTCCGACAGCGTCGCAGAGATGCTGTTCGGCAAGCGCGGTTCGGCCGGCTCCGGCCTATTCGGATCGGGCGGCGGTATCGGCAGTCTGATCTCCAGCTTTTTTGGCGGCGGCGCGGGCGCGGACGGCGCCTCGCCCACCGGCGGTGTCCGCCTGTTCGACGTCGGCGGCTTTACGGGCCACGGCGAGCGCTATGACGTGGCCGGCCTCGTCCACCGCGGCGAGGTCGTGTTCTCCCAGGATGATGTCGCCCGGCATGGCGGCGTGGCCGCGGTCGAGGTGCTGCGCCGGAGCGGGGGACTGCGAGGCTACGACAGCGGCGGGATCGTCGGGCGGGACGCTTTCACCGTGCCGAGCGCGGCTGCGATGCGGCCGGCCAACGGCAATGGGATGCCGGCGATCAACTTCATCGACCAGCGCCCGGCCGGATCACCTGAGATGGAGCCGGCCGTGAAGCGCCGCTCGGACGGCAGCCTCGATGTGATCGTGCGCACCGTTGAGGGACGCATGGGCCAGCGCGCGGCTGGTGGTCAGGGCCCCTTCAAACAGGCGGCGGGCGGTGCCGGCTTCCGGAACGGCTGACGCATGGCGATCCCCTCTTGGCCGTCCACGTTGCCGGAACTGCGCGGGCTGGCCTCGTCGGGCGGCACGCGCAGCCTTCATCCGACCGCGCAGGAGACGCAGTTCGATGACGGTCCGTCGCGGCGGCGCCGTCGGCAGCTCTACGTCACCACACCACTGAGCATGACGCTTCGGCTCTCGCCCGAGGAGTTCGTGACCTTCAAGGCCTTCCACCTCAACGACCTGAACGCGGGCGCGCGCCGCTTCACCGCGCCCGTGCTGCTGCCGGACATGAGCATCGGGCAGCGCGTGTGCTCCATCGAGGGCGAGGTCTCATGGTCGGCGCCACAGCGGTCTCGGTACGTCGTGACCTTCACCCTCATCGTTCAGGACTGGTGATCGGATGACGCTGAGCGCGGCTCTGCGTGAGGCCTATGCCTCGGGCGACGACGAGGGCGTGGTGATCGAGACGCTAGAGGTGGACCACGCTTCGCTCGATGGCCCGATCCGGCTGGTTCGGAATGTGGACGGGCAGTTGGGCGAGCCGGGCGAGACGCTGAGCCTGCCGATCGAGGTGGGCGGGCCGCGCCTCGCTCACCTGCTCTGCGCCTTCGAGGTGATCGGCCCCGGCGCCGACAGCGACGGCCCGACCGACGGCAAAATCCGCATCGACAACGTGTCGGACCTGCTGCACGGGCTGCTGAAGGGCGCCATCGGCTACGATCAGGCCATCCGGGTCACGATCCGGTTCTATCGCGTGCTGCCGGGCCGGCTCGATGCCGTAACCGGTCCCGACGACGACAGCTTCAGCGGCTTGGAGATGACGGCGGTCGAACTCTCGGCCGACAGCGCAGAGGGCACGATCGCGTGGCCCGACGGCCGACAGCAGAACGTGCCGAGCGGCCCCGACGCCTTCTTCGACAGAACCAGCTACCCGGCCCTGTTCACGTGAGCGACCGCGCCGCGTTCCTGCGCCGCTGGCGAGGGGCCGCCTACGACAAGGCCGAGCGGAACTGCTGGTGGCTCGCCGCCATGGCGCAAGCCGAACTCTTCGGCCGCACCCTGCCGGCGGCTGACCCGGCGCTTGTCGCGGACGTTCGCGCCCGCGCCGAGACCATGGCGACCCACCCGGCCCGCGCAGAGTGGCGCGAGATCCCGGCCCCCGTGGACGGCGCCCTCGTGCTGATGGGGAAGGTCGCCGGCGCCGAGACCCATTGCGGCGTGTTCCTCGCCCAGGACGGCGGCCTGATCCTGCACACAGACGAACGGCACGGCGTGGTGCTCGACCCGCCGCTCGAACTCGCCGCGGCCCGCCGCTGGCGGCTCACGTACCTGATCCCCGCCTGAGGAGAGACGCGATGCGCGTTACCGACTTCGGTCACATGATCCCGACCCTGAATGCCGAGGGGCCATACAAGGGATACCCTGGCTACACCGACATCGCCGTCTCGGCGGGCATGAGCCCCGGCGAGGTCCGCGACCGCGAGATCCGCAAATTGACGGTCCTCAAGGCGGTGACCGAGCGCCGGCTCAAGCAGCTCCGCGCTCTTCCCGATCACCCGCTCGCTTCGTGAGGAGAACACGATGAACCGTCGATGCGTTCTGCGGTGGCTCGGCCTTGCGCCGGTTGCCGCCCCTGCTGCCGTGGCCGCTGCAAGCGCCCCGGCCCTGCCGCCCATCGACTACACGGCCCTGGCGGCCGACGTGAGCGAGCGGACGCGCGTCGCATTCAAGCCGGAGCGCTTCGTGATCGAGGTTCGGCAGGACGGTACCTCTCGCTTCGTATCCCCGGCAGATGCCGCCCATGCTGAGGCATGGAATAGCGCTACTTCGGAGAGCGAGATGATCGAGCGCATTGACCGCGCAGTCGCCGGGCGCTTCGGCTGACTTCGCCCACATGACCCTCGTCGTCACCGCGAACATCGCCGGGCAGACCCGCGGCGAGCCCGTGCGGCTGCCCGATCGGCGGCGCCGCCGGCTCTCCACGATCGTCGCCCGTCATAAGCCGCCGCCCGGCCGCAAGTTCATGGTCTCGGTTCACCGGAAGGGCGAGACCTTCCTGCGGCCGACGGACCAGAACCGGCGCATGCGTGCGAGCTGGTCTCGCACGCTCGTTGGTCCGGACGACGTGGTGCTGTTCACCACGGTCCCGCTCGGTCGGGGTGTTGCCTCCATCGGCCTCGCCATCGCATCGATCGCGCTGATCGCCGTGGCGCCCTACGCCGCGCCCGCGCTCGCGACTGCCTTGGGCGGCATCTCGGCCACCGCCGTGCAGGCCGGCCTCGTCATCGGTGGCGTCGCCCTCGGCTACGCCGCGCAGGCCTCGGCTGCGGCGAAGAAGAAGACCGAGCGCAGCCTTTTCAGCGTCACCGGCGGCGGCAACGTGCCCAAGCCCGGCGCGCGCAAGCCGCTGCTCTACGGCCGGTGCTGGTCCACGCCGCCGCTCAGCCAGAAGGACTTCATCACCTACGACGGCGACACGATGGTGCTCACCAAGCGGATGACGCTTGGGATCGGCCGGTTCCAGATCCACGCCGTGCATGTCGGCGAGGCTGTGTTCTGGCTCGAGGGCGGCGGCATCCAGGCGCCCTTCACCTCGACCGATGGCACGTTCGGGACGCAGGTCGAATTCCTGTACGGCCAGCCGTCGGCTATCGCGCCAGGCGACGTGATCTCCTCACCCTCCGTTGGCGGGCAGGAGATGCCGCGGCCGGGCGGCAATCCCGAGTGGACACCGTGGTTCCGACTGACCCCGCAGGGCGTCACGGCCGACGCTGCACAGATGTCGTGGACCTATCCGGCGATCTACCGGGTGTCCTCGCAGGGCCGGCAGGCGGCGACCGTAGCCGGCGTCATCTTCCAGGCTCGCGAGATCAACCCGAACACGGGTGAGGTGATCGGGCCGGAGTTCGTGCTGCACAATTCCAGCGAGGGCGCCACCGCGCTGACGACCACGCCGCTGCGCCGGTCGGCCTATGTTCGGCTGCCGAAGAACGGCGCCTTTCAGGTGCGGGCCCAGAACGCATGGCCGGAGTCGGTCGGGCTCGAACAGAAGAACGCCGCGTCCTGGGACGAGATGGCGGCGATCAAGGACGACGTCCGGATCCGGCCGAACACCACCGAGATCGTCATGCGGGTGCGGGCTGGGAAGGGCCTGACCGTCACCGCCTTCTCCGAGATCTGGGTCGATGCCACCCGCATCGTGCCGGTGTGGAACGGCTCGGCCTGGGTCGAGCAGGCCGAGCGCAAGGCGGTGTGGGCCTTCGCCGACCTCGTGCGGTCGCAGCATGGCCTCGCTCTGCCAAACGGCTTCGACGCGGACAAGGCCATCTACTACCACCACCTGCTCGACGCGAACGACACCTTCGACGGCGCCTTGCCCGAGGTGTCCTCGTTCTGGGAGGCCGCATCCGAGGTGCTGCTGCCGCTGCGCGCCGATCCGGTGAAGGTCGGGCCGGTGCACTCCTTCGTGCGTGACGAGAGCCGGGCCGAGCCGCGCCACATCCTTTCCCGCCGGCAGATCGTGCGCGACAGCGCGGGCGCCACCTTCAAGACCAAGGTCGAGGGCGGCGACGTCATCGTCGAGTTCGACCGCGACGGCGACCCGCGCCGGCCGGACGAGGTCCGGTTCAGCTACGGCCCCGCCACGCGCACGCCGAAGCGCTACCGGGTGAACGGTATCCGCGACGGCCTGCACGCGCTCAAGCACGCGACGTGGCTGGCGGCGGTCGCCTTGTTCCGCGGGGCCGAGCGGCGCGTCACCACTGAATGGGACGGACGCCTCGTCTTCCCAGGCGACCACGTGCTGTCGGATCTGTGGTTCCTGAAGGGGAAGCAGACCTTCGGGGTCGCCTCGGCCTCCGGCAACATGCTGACGCTGGACGTCACCGCCAACGTGCCGGGCGAGTGGGGCTACGGCTCGGTCCGCACCCGCGTCGGCCGAGAGTGGGGCATCCTGCGCATGCGCGGTGTCGGCGCCCGCGGCCTGGAACTGCATCCCGAAGACGTAACGGCGCTTGCCGCCCAGACCGGTCTTGCCCTGGCCGACGTGTTGAACCGCGACAGCCAAGGCCCGACCACCATCGTCATCGGCGACCTCGTCGAGCTGCAGGAGACCTACGTCGCCCGCTCGGCCATCCCGAGCGATGCCGACCACGTCCAGATCGAGATGGTGGCCGACGACGCCCGCGTCTGGCAGCTTCTCGACGAGCAGGTGATCGCCCCGGCGCCGATCAACGCCGACAATCTCGCCGAGCCGCTGATCCCGCAGATCTCGGTGCTGCACGCCCGGTGCGAGCGGATCGAGACCGGCATCGAGGTGGTATGGGGTGTGTCCGTCACCCGCGGCGCCCGAAACTATGAGGCCGACATCTCTTACGATGCCGGCGGCACCTGGGAGTCGTTGTCGCCCTACGGGCCAGCGTCGAGCGGCCGAGCGCAGATGCGGCAGTCCGACAATCCGGTGGCGGTCCGCGCCCGCGCCTTCGGACGCACCGGCCTGCCGGGTGACCACGTTTCGACCACGTTCACCACAGTCGCGCCGATCGTGGACGGCGGTCTCGTCGACATCACCAACCTGCCGCCGATCCCCTACGAAAAGCTGGGGCCGGACGCGCAGGGAAAGATCGAGGCGGCACAGGCTGCAGCGGACGCAGCGCTGGCTGACGCAGAGGCGGCCCAGGCGGCGGCTGATGCCGCCGGCCAGGAAGCCGAGGAAGCCGTCGCCCGTGCCAACGGTCGCCTCGACGATCTGCGCCGGGCGCTCGCCGCCGACCCGAGCGTGCGCACAGGCTATGTCGACGAGATCATGGGCGATGTCCGGAAGGACATCTCGCTCCTGACCGAGGCCACCTTCCGTCTGCTGAGCGACGTTGCGACCCTGCGCGACAACCAAGCGGCGGCGGGCATCGAGATCCTGCCGGACGAGGGCCGGGTGCGTATTGCCGCCGTGGCGCGGCTGGAGGCGGAAACGGGCGAGCGGCTGGTCTCGCTCTCCACCACGGTGGACGCGCTGAAGGGGCAGATCGAGCTTTACGGCGCGGTGCAGGGCGGCGACATCGACGGCATCGTCACCAAGATCAACGCCGTTCGTCTGAGGCTCGACGCGCTCGCCGGGACCATTTCCACGCTCGCGACCTCGGCGCAGTTCAACGAACTCGGCGCCCGAGTTGGCACCGCCGAGCAGACCCTGAGCGCGCAGGGCGCCGCGATCGAGCAGCGGGCGACGCTTGCGACCGTCGATGCGCAGGGCACGCGCCTGAGCAACGCCGAGACCCGCATCTCGGCAGCCGAGGGTAGCATCCGGAACGTCGTCACCGCCGCGGGCACGAGCGCCATCGACCTGCCCATGATGATTGGGCAGCTAGGGCAGTTCCTCGACCTGTTCGGAGAGCAGATCGGCGGGCTCTACGAGCAGTTCGCCCGTGCCGAGACCAACACCCGCGCCAACATCGACGAGGCGGGCCGCTCGGTGGCGGAGGTGTCGACGCGCCTGCTGGTATTCCAAGGCGACGCGTCGGCGCAATTCGTCAGCGTCACACGGGCGATCGCCAGCAACAGCGAGGCGCTGGTGCAGGCGCGGACGCTGCTGCAGGCTCAGATCGGGCAAGTGTCGGCCAACCTCACGCGCGAGGAGCAGGCACGGACTACAGCTGATAGCGCTACGACACTGCGCCTCGACGGGGCCCTCTCGCGCATCGGTACGGCCGAAGCGCGGATCACGACGGAGGAGCAGACGCGGGCGACCCAGAGCGGCGCCCTCTCGTCTCGGCTTGTCAGCGTCGAGGCCGCTACAGGCACGGCCACAGCCAACATCACCGCGCTCACGCAGACCGTCAGCGACAACCAGGGTGCCACGGCCTCGCAGTTCCAAGGTGTGACCGCTCGCTTCGGGACACTGGACGGCAAGGTCGCTGCAGCCGAGAGCAACATCCAGACGCTGTTCAAGGCTTACGCCGACGGCGATAGCGCGCTCAGCCAGCGCATCGACACGGTCTCGGCCACGGTCGGGCAGAACAGCGCGGACATCATCTCAGAGCGCACCGCGAGGGCGAATGGCGACAGCGCTCAGGGGCAACGTACCGATGCCCTCGTTGTCCAGACCAATTCCGATCGCGCCTATTTCCTGGCGTCGGAGCAAGCGCGGATCGGCGCGGAGGGTGCACTCAGCACCCGTATCGACGGCTTGGGCGCACGCGTCGGGCAGAACTCCGCCGACATCATCTCCGTGCAGACCGCACAGGCCGAAGGCGACCGGGTCCTTGCCTCCGACATCTCCTACCTCAACACCAAGACTGACAGCAACGCCGCCTTCTTCCTCGCCGAGCAGCAAGTTCGGATCCAGAACGACAGCACGTTCGCGAGCCAGATCCAGACGCTCTTCGCGAGCAGCGATGCCGGGACGGCTGCCGGCCGCATCAGGTTTGAGGCGGTATCGGCACCCGGAGGCGTGACGGCGCGGTTCTCCATTCAGCTGACGGTGGACCGCGGCCGGCCGGACCTGTTCCGCAACTCCGGCTTCTTCATGGACATACTGCCGGATCTGTCGTCGCGGGTCGTAATCGACGCCAACCTGTTCGCCATCACGGCCAACGGCGGCTTGTCCTATCCTCTGACCTTTGACGGGCAGACGCTGCGGGTGCCGAACCTCGTCCTGACATCAGGACAGGCATCCACCCCCCTTCGGATCGACATCGGCTCCTACACGCTTGTTGCGGGGCCAGGCACGCTCAACGACGCAATCGATGGAAACCTGAACTTCACCTTCAACGTCTCGAACCCTGATTTCCCGAGCACGCTTGAGCTATTCGGCCGCCTCACGATCAGCGGCCCGGCCGGAACGCAGCTTCTGGGCGTGAGGCTCCTGCTCGACGGGCAGTTGGCCGGCTACGTCCGCTTCAACGAGCAGGTGACCAGCGCTTCGGTCGGGCCAGGGAACAACACCTTCGACTTCCGCTGCCAGTGCATCCGGTATCTGAGCACCGGCAACCACAGCGTCCGCCTCCAGTACAGCTACACCTCGCCCGGCCAAGGGCAGGTGCAGATCAACGAACTGCACATCGCCGGCTTCACGCCGCGCGCCTGAGCGCCACAGCGCCTTCCGCACGACCCCGCGAACAATTGCTCCGCTTTCCCCTCGCCCCTGAGGACGCTCGCCTATGCCTCTCTACGGCCCCTCGACCGCAACTGCGACGGTCGCTGCAAACACCAACATGGTGTCCATCAGCGGGATGGACATCAGCAGTAACATCGTCGCGCAGGGGATGACGATCAGCTTCGGGGCCCGCGATCGACAGACCGGCGACGCCTGGGTCATCAACACAGTGACCCCGAACGGCACCAGCGGTGGCACGCTCACGCTAGCTGGCAGCGTGGCCGGCGGCTACACCAACGCGCCCTTCCTGATCGACACGCGCGGCTTCCTCGGCACCGACTCCAGCTATGCCGCGGCGGTCAGCCTGAAGCTGCTCGCCACGTTCAACAACCTGCTGGGCGCAGCCACCAACCTGTTCGCGGGTTCGCGGCAGCTCGTCCTCGACAAGGTGGCGAGCACCGCGATCGGGCGCGTTGCCTTCGCCATCGCCGGCAGGGCATGGGGCGACATCGCACAGCGCTCGCTCACCTACACACCGACCGGCGGGCAGATGACCAGCATCGAGACGCTGGCGGTGCGCGCCTTCCCCGATGGCACCACGCCGACCGATGCTCTGCTGATCGACCTGACGAGCGGCACGGGCGATCTGCGCAAGACCGTCGCCGTCATGGCATCGGCGGCAACGGTCGATCTCTCCTCGGCCCCTGCGGGCAAGGTCACCATCACCGGCACGGCAACGATCTCCTCGTTCGGGCCGGGCAAAAACCTGGAGCGTCTGGGGGACTTCAACAACTCGGGCGGCGTCCTCAAGCACAGTGCAAGCTTGGTCCTGACCGGCGGCGCCGACATCGCAATCCAGGCGGGTGACTTCTTCCACGCCACATCGGATGGCGCTGGGAACTGGCGGGTCCGTTACCAGCGGGCCAGCGGAAAGGCGCTGGTGCCAGCGTCCCCGGCGGAGTCGGGCGCGCAGCCCGCGCTGGGCTTTACGCCTGTCCAGCAGGGCGGCGGCGTGAGCCAGGGCACCAATAAGATCCTCGTCGGCTACGACAACACGGGCGGCTATCCGCGGATGACGGTCGACGCGACCGACATGGGCCAGATCTGGTGCGCCGTGCAAGGCGCGCTCTCCCTCGGGGCCAGTTCGGCGTACTGCAAGTTCCCGAACGGCTTGATCATCCAAGCGGCCCGCGGCGTCAGTGGCTCAACCGGCGATCAGACGGTCTCTTTCCCTCTCGCATTTCCCAATGCCTGCGTCTGTGTGCTCGCGGGCCCGAACTTCGAAACGAATAGCACATACTTCTATGCAGCTTCCGCTGATGGCTGGACGAGTTCGACGGTCAATATCCGCTGCCGTACGATCTTCAACAATTCGATCACGGCGCAGTCAAATCTTCCCTTCATCTACTTAGCGGTGGGATACTGATGCCACACATCGTCTTTGCGCCCGATGGGCTGACCGGTTCTGCCTACGTGGCGGGGGTCAACTGCGAAGAGCCGCCGGCCGGCGCCATTGAGGTCGGCGAAGAGGCGTGGTCCGATTTCTGGCGACACCCCGGCATGCGCCGTTGGGACGGGAAGGCTGTGGTCCCTCATGAGCCAGCCATCCCCGACCCGGTCGTCCCTCCGGTCATCTCGGATCGCCAGTTCGCCCAGGCGCTGGCACTCGACGGCACCATCACGGAAGCCGAGGCGCTGGCCTGGGCCGCGCGCGGCGAGCTTCCACAAGCGATGGAAGATGCGCTCGACCGGATCCCCGATACGGATGGGCTGCGTTTCGGCGCCCGCATGATGCTGGCAGCCGCCACGACCTATGAGCGGCACCACCCGCTGAGCGAACAGCTCGGAGCGCTGCTGACCAACCCGGCCACCGGCAACCCCTACGACGCCGCAGCGCTCGACACGCTGTGGACCCGCGCCGCTGCCCTGTGAGGAGCGATCCATGCTGACTCTGACCAAGACCGTCACGACGACGGAAACGCTCGACACGCCCGAGGCCATCGCCGATCACATCCACGCCGAGTTCCTGCGGCGCGTCGAGGCGGCGCCGTTCAAGCCCGGCGACCGTGTACGCATCACCCGCCGCGACGGCATCCCGCCCGGGTTCATGGTCGGCGATGTCGGCACGGTGATGCTGTGCGATCCCGAGTTCTCGCCGCTCACCACGCTGATGGGCGTGAACGCGTCGGGCCTGACGATCCAATTCCCGGTCCAGACGGCCAGCCTCGAACTCGCCTGACCTGCCCCGCTCGCCGCGCCACCTTGGCCAGAGCCCGACACGGCCCCTCGACATGGGAAGCGCGCTTTGAGCCCACGCGCTCCGCCCCAGAGTGTTAGTATCGTGGAGCCTGAGCCGGATCGTCGACGAGCTTTTCCGGCTTTCCGGCTGAGGCTTCATGGCGGCGGGACTTGGCACCGGCTGTCCGTCCCTCCCCGCAGCCATCGCAGATTGAGCGTGCGGCTCGATCTGCACCGGCATCAACGCGCTGATAGAGCGTCTCCATTCGAGCCTGCGCCTCGGCACGCTCCGGCTCACCGGGCACCTGCGCCCTCTCTTCCGGTGTTGGCTGCTCGCGAAGGCCCTGCGTCGAGGCTGCGGTCGGCTGCCGGTTCGGCCTACTGAATTGAGCGTCGGCCTGCTTAGTCCAGAGCAGTGAAGCTGACACTGCGAGAGCGAGTTTGATCTTCATGGCGTCCCTCGGGGCGAAGAGCGCCGTCTGATCTAAGATCAGAGCAGAAAAAAGACTGCCTCGCACGGCCCAAACACCGCTTACCTGCGCCACGACTGACGCGCCTCAGCCGATGGTATCTTACCGCCTAAACCGAAGATTTTCCCAAGACATCGGAGAACACCACCATGGACGTCGCTGCAATTCAGCGCGCTCTCTTGGCGCGCGGGTACGACCTCGGGAAGAGCGGCGCAGACGGCGATGCCGGGCCGATCACCATCGCCGCCGTGACCGCGTTCCAGCGCTCGGCTGGGCTCGTCGCTGACGGCATCGCCGGGCCGAAGACGCAGGCCGCCCTGCAGAAGGCGGACATCAGCGAGCGGCGCGAGGCCCCTGAGAAGCCCGGCTGGCTCGTGCTGGCCGAGGCGCTGAACGGCCTCAAGGAGGCCCCAGGCGCCAAGAACAATCCCGAGGTGGTGAAGCTGTTCGCCGATGCGGGCTTCCCTGGCATCAAGACCGACAGCACCGCGTGGTGCGCGGCCTTCGTGAACGCTGTGCTGGAGCGGGCCGGCCATCGCGGCTCTCGCAGCCTCGCGGCCCGCTCGTTCGAGTCCTGGGGCGTCGGGCTGCCGGCACCCGCGCTCGGCGCCATCGCCACGAAGAAGCGGGGCAACTCGTCTTGGCAGGGGCACACTGGCCTCGTGGTCGGCGCCAACAAGGATCAGGTGTTCCTGCTCGGCGGCAACCAGAGCGACGCGGTCAACGTGGCGGCGTTCAAGCGCTCGGAGATCGTCGCCTACCGCTGGCCGGACGACGTGCCGTTGCCGGCGCCGCACACGCTGCCGACGACGATCACCGGGGCGCGCTCGGGCGTGAGTGAAGCGTAGAACAGCGGGTCGGCGCTGAAGAGGGGGGTAGTGCCGACCCGCTGGTCGTTTACCGCGGGTGTCGGGGGAGGCCGCGGCGCAACGACAGCGAATCATGGAACGCGACCAGGGCGCGCTCAAGCTGCGAGTGCGGTTTACCTCAATCGAGTTCCTAGGATGGCCGCGCAAGCGCTCCCAGAAAGTAGCGGGCCGGTGCTGCAGCCCCCCCCCGCGCACCGACCCGCCGTCCGCGGGCCCGATAAGACAATATAGCCCTGCAGACGCAGTTATTCGTGCGCCTTATCCCAAGGGCGCGCAAGTCGCACCCTAAAGTTTGACCCGGGGGCGAGGTACCGAGCCGGCCGGGCCCGCCGCGCATCCCCATAATCAGGACCACCATGATGATCCGCACGCTTCCGCTCGCGGCGCTGGCGCTCGCCTGTGTCGCGTCTCCCGCCCTCGCTGCCGAACTCGGCACCATCGGCGACAAGGCCGTGATCCTGCCCTGGGGCGACTGGCTCGTCGCGCTCGCCGTCTCGCTGCGGGAGCCGATCCTGACGATCCTCCTGCCGATCATCGCAGCCTACATCATCCAGGCCATCCGCAAGGTCTACCCGTGGGCGGCGCTGTTCCTGTCGCAGCGACGGGTCGAAATGATGCTCGAGGCGGCTGTCGGCTTTGGCCTCAACGCGGTGAACGGCGCGGCCAAGGGCAAGACGCTCTCGGTCAACGTCGCGGTGCCGGTCATCGCCAAGGGCACGCAGTACGTCATCGACACCGCGCCGCCCGCGGTGATCAAGGCGGCCGGCGGCGCTGATGGCATCGCGGCCCGGATCTTCCGCAAGCTCGATCTGGACGACCATGCCAGCGAGGCGGCCGTGCTCGTCCCGGCGCAGGAGCAGATCGCCGCCGGCACGGTCGATGCCGACGAGATGCGCCGCATGGACGAGATGACCCGGCGCTGAAACTGACCCGCGGAAACAACCCCGGCGGAGCGATGCACGTGACATGGCGAGATCATTCGGACGGCAAGTCCCTGGGGCCGAGAGCGAAGCTCCGCTTCCCGGCCTCTCAAGTCTGCCGGGGGAGCTAGGACCATGGACGAGGTCAGATCGGGCGGAATTCTATCACGCGGGCACGCACGCGCAGCAGTGGTTCCTCCGCCTGGATCAGGCGGACGTGGAGGCGGTCCAGTACGCCGTAAAACTCGGCTCCTGGGTGCGTTCGGGGGTGAAGTGGGGCCTGCGCGCCTTCTACTTCTTTACTGCCGGGCTTACTGCCGCGCTGACCATCGGCGAAAACTTACAAAAGCTGCCTGGGATGATCTCGGGTACTCTCTCCGCGCTCCGGGGGCTTTTTGGCGGATGATCACGCGCGTTCTGAGTTGGGCAGGCCTGCTTCTGGTCGCAGGTGGCGGGGCTGTCCTTGGCGGCTGGATCACGAACAAGCAGGATCCGGTGCAATTCCTCAGCCGGAAGGTGCTGACGCCCGTGGTCCGCCCTGGCGATGACGTGAAGATCGAGCTCGATAACTACCGCGTCCTACGCTGCCCGCAGACCACGTACCGGATCATCAACAAGCCCGACGGCGAGCGGAGCGTGCAGACCGACGACAAGCCGGCCGCCTTCGGTAAGCTCGGTCGCGACAAGTACATCGCCAGCGTGCCGACGCCGTCCTCGACGCCCTTCGGCAAGGCGACGATCTACAGCTACACGGTGCGGATGTGTAATCCGTGGGAGTGGATGTTCCCGGTGCAGTACGCCGAGCCGTGGCTCGATGAGTTCGAGTTCGGACCGGAGACCCGCCGCATCTCGCCCGAGCAGGCGAAGAACTCGCTTACGCGGTAACCGCGCAGCCGGTGGCGTGTGTCGCCCCTTTACTTGGCTAATCTGCCGCGCTCCTGATCTCACAGCTCCTTTGTCCGCTTTCAGACCCTTCTCACGGGCGCGTGATCCAAAACGCGGGATGCGTGTTGCCTTGCGAAGGCACCTACGCGGAGCCGTGCCATGCCTGTCTTCTTCTTCGACGTGCGATGGTCCATGGGCCTAGAGGCCGACGAAACTGGGCTTGACCTTGCGAGTGCTGAGGTGGCGTACCTCGAAGCCTGCAAAGCCATCCCGGATCTGACGGTCGAGCTAATGCGCATGGGCGACAACCCACGTGATTACTCATTTGAGGTCGCGGACGAGGCAGGGCGCGTGCTGTGGCGCATCCCTTTCACTGAACCGTTTCATTGAGAAATACCAGCTGGCGACACCGAGGGGCGCATTCCTCCCCCGCTCGACTCAGCCACGGCGGGGTTTTTCGTGCCCGAGAGACACCGGAGGAGGTGGTGCGGGCGCCGTGCGTGGAGCGCGGGCTGCCGGCGCAGTGATCAAAAACTGACGCGGAGGCCGCTTTCGACCCTTGGCGGACTTATGACACGTCGTCACCGAAGGGCCGCTCGCGGCGGCATAGCGGACCCTCAGAAGGGGCAGTCCCAGCTGTGCGGGACGAGCTTGGCATTGTCAGCAAGGTAGTGAGCCCGTTGTCAGGCCAGAATGGCCGTGCCTCGCTCCTCGTTTGCCTCCTCCGGAACTGTGCCGCTGAACGGCACCGTGAGCACGTGCTGACCCGCCTCGTCGGTGATCTCGAACGAGCAGTCCATCCAGTTGCGGACCGTCACGAGTTGGTCCCGCTCGATCATGGCTCGCGCTTCAGAGAGGGCGTGCTCGCGCGCCGCGGCCACGTCCTCAAGCTCCTCGCCTTCATGGTCCTCCGCCAAACCGGCAGGACCAGGACGATGCCGGACGTTGAAGAAGAAGCGGGGCAT